GCTTGTTTTCCTTCGGTTCTTCCTTCGGCGGTTCGGCTGGAGTTTCCTCCTGCTTCGTTTCCGTCTCGCTCGGTTCTGCCCCCTCGCCGCTAAAACTTGCGGTAAGGTCCAGTCCGTCTATCTCTTCTTCCATTGTTTTCGCCATTGGTTGCGTCCTATCTCGGTATTGTTCTTTCCCTCATGAGGAAAACCGGTTGCCGATACCCGGTCGTGTCTACCGCCGCTAAACCTTTCTGTTGATTGGGGTCAACTTCCAGGAATCCGTTGCGTACAATCCCCTGCATGTTTTACTCCCGCAGGGTAGGGGAGCCCAATTTCTTGCGCTTAATAGTACAGGAGCACTATTTAAGGTTCATGAGCATGTCTGTCTGGCTCAACTCGTCATCATTCAGCGTCGCGTTCCTGAAAGTGAGGTTAGGTGCTGTGCGCTGTTGGCTCGGTGCAGACGGAGCCCTAGTCGCTATACCGGGAACATCCGTCCTTGACGTTGTACCAGGTACGACGAACTGCGAATTTGCGCGTGCGGTCTCTATGGCGCGCTTGCCGACTTCCTTGATAAGGTCTGTCTGCACCTTCGCCGCGGTCTTTTCCACGTCCGCCTGGACCTTCATGGCTTCGCGCTGGTTAGCGTTGAACTCCTTGACCTGCGTTTCCGCGAGACCGTACTCGCCCTTGATGCGTTCGGCAGCGATACGGCCCTGGATCTGGTTCTTGAGTTCGCCCTCGAGGGCGACGATACGGGCCTGCATCTGCTGCTGGAGTTCCATGTTCGCCTGTTTCGTCTGCTCGAACATCTGCATGGCCTGCTCAAGCTGCGCTGCCGGAACAAATCCCTTCGGCGCCTTCTCGGCGGCCTTGATTTCCGGCGGTAGCATGGCGTGAAGGCGGTCCGCCGCCTCGTGGGCCCACGGAATATCCATGTTCTTTACGGCGAGGTCCGCAATGGCCGTAGCAGTGTTCGGGATGGCCTGCATGATGCTCTGGAAGGCATCTACGCCAGCCTCCCTTCTCGTTGCGTAGGAATTACCGCTCGCGACCGAAATATCCATCTCGGTAAAGTCGAGGTCCATAGGCTCCTGCATTTCGGCAGGAGTGTTCGGGCCCATAGGCTTGTCGAGGTTAACGCTCTTGAGCTTGCCGTCCTCGCCAAGAATGCGTATCACGCGCTCGTCGCGGTACACGTACGGAATACAGCCCATGAGCCAGCGGCCCACCTGCTGTATGGTCATCTGCAAGTGTTCAGTGTATGTAAACTGTCCCGCGTCCGCCGTAATCTGTTTAGCGATAATGGCCTTGCCGGAAAGTTCCTTCGAGTCCGAACCCAGCGCAGTGTCGTAGATGCCCGTGACCTCTTTCAGGTCGTTGATGGCGCCCACTGCCGCTTCGCGCATCCACTGCGTATCGGCCTTCATGGAAAGGAATTCCGGCTTGTTCTTCGTCGGTTCGCCGTCGAGGTTTGTAGCCCTGTACTTGAGAACCTTCGTCGGGTTCTTCGTGCAGTTGTTCCAGTCGCGTTCGTATTCCTTCGGGATCGTACCCTCTTCCGCCATGATTGGCGCCTTCGGGGTAAGCGCTATCGTCTCGACTTCCTGGCTCTTTAGGTAGTTGTATATGCGCTGGCTGTCCTGCATGTCGCGGACAATGCCCTTTATCACGCGCTCGCCCTCGTAAACCACATCCTCGCCAATGACGGGGAATATGGGTATGATCTCTCCGGGGAACCTGCCGTAGTCAACTACTTCCGTGCCATCGATAAGGGCCCAGAACACGCCATCCGTGCGTTCCTCTGGCATCCATTCCTTCCACCAGTATTCGTAGCACCAGGTAGTGTCGCGGTTCTTTGTTTTCTTGAACCTCGAAATAAAGAACGTCGCGTCCGAGCCGTCCTCGCGCTCCGCGTCGGGGTCCATGTAGTAACGGAACGCGTCCTTGACCTTCTCGATCTTGAGCATGTTCCTCTTCAAGTCCATGCTCCCGCGAATCCATCCGAGCCCACCGACGGCGGCACACTCGAGCGCATGGCTGTACGCGTACTTCGCTCCCGAAACATCCTCGATATAGCGGACAAGGCCCATTCCAACCTCGGCCTTCATCACGTCCGCATCCTCGCGGGGATTCAGTTTCACGGCGGGAGGGTTCTTCTTCGTCTCGGCGACGATACGCTTCACGAACTTGCCGATGATGGGGACGGTAAGAATCGGCCTGCCCTGCCTCTGCAACTTCGCTTCCTCGGTCCACTGGTCGCGTGCGCCGTAGAACTCCCAGTCCTTGCGCATTTCCTCATAATGAAGGCTCCAGTAGGTAGACGCCTTCGAGTAGTCGGCCTCCGCCTTCTCGCGGAGCTTCCTTACCTGGAGCGGGTTTAGGCCAGTCTGCTCGTCTACGGTCTTGAAATACGTGTCGTCCTGCATCACCCACGACGAATCGGGGTCTCCAAAATCCTCAAGCTTCACTCCGGACAGGCTCGGCGCTATCGTGTTCGGGTTGAAATCGAACACCTCGTCCTTGACAACGTTGAAATTCTCTTCGGCAGCGGTCATATTCCCATCCAGTCTCCTGAAAATCCGTAATCGTTCCTTTCGCGCCTTAATAGTACAGTGTCCGGCTTCTTCGGCTCGTACTGCTCGCTCGCGGACCTTACCGGCCTCACAAGAAGGCTATGTCCCAACGCGTCCGCCCAGTCGGTAGAGGGAAACCCCCTACCGATGTAGCTTCTCTTGCTCTCTATCGAGTATCTTCCCTTCGAGTCGTAGAAATACTCGATGTTCGTCATGTCGGTGGTCCATTCCTCGAGGCTTCCCACACCGTTGAAGCACGCCTGCGGCAGAAAGTCCTTCTCCATTCCCCACATCTCGTCGCGCATGCGGACGTACTTCTTCCTGTTCCTGGACTCGACACCCGTATTCAGTGGAATCGCTATCTCTCCAAGCTCCTCCCTCAAGTCCTGGTAGACGGGGTAGCCCTGGCCAACCGCATCTATGCCAAGCCTCTGCACGCCCCACTTCATGCACAGCCCAACCACCTGCTGCGTGAGTTCCTTGTTCTTCACGTTACGCCATTCGTGGCCGTAGAGAAGGTTGTACCCCTGCCTTATAACCATCACGCTACGGTCATGGAAAAGGCCAATGTCCAGACCCGCCACAACTCCCTCGTCGCTACGGCTCGCCACCCTGTTCCACGCGTCGGTAACGTACTTGAGCGGAATAAACGTCTTCTGCGACTGGCTCCTGTATTCCCCAAGCCATATCCACCTGTACTTGTCGGGCTCCCTCTCACGGCACTCTTCGGCCTCCTGCACCACCTCCGGCGGCAGGTACTTCAGCACCTCCAGGTAGTTGATAAAAACACTTATGGTACGGTCCGCCTTGTCGTGCTGCAACCTCTCTATCGGCGTTGTAGGCAGTTGCGGGTTGTAACTGAAGATTACCTTGCAGCCCTTTTTTCTCATGGTAGGACACAGCAGGTCGAGGGATTCCTGGCTAAAGCTGTCCGCCTCGTCACCCCAGAAGATGTCCGTGCCTTCCAGGCCCTTCACCGAGTCGGGATTGTCCCTCAAACCCATGAAGGTGAACCTCGCCCCGGTACGCCGGTTCTCTATGTAGCCCGCAGTGCTCTTGAACTCGCTCCACTTTCCCGCACGCTCTATCGTATCCTCCAAGAGCTTCTTGCTAGAATCCGCGATGCTCTTCATGATTTCACGGCCACACACGACACGTAGCCCGTCGTACGTACACGCATGGTCTATGAGCGCTCGGGCGATAGACCAACTCTTCGTCGAGGCACGCCCTCCCTTGAACACAAGGTACTTCTTTCCGACCGAATACTCCGGGTACAGTACCTTGAACTTCGGGCTAGTGTACTGAAGGATGTCGAGAACCTCGCCCAACTAGCCCTCCGCAGCCTTCTTCGCCACTTCCTCGCCACTCTCCACCTTAACCTCGCCGGCAGGCTCCTCTTCGCCCCAACGGATGACCTTCTTCACCTGCTGCGGGTCTATGTTCACGTTCAGGTCGGCATTCTTCCTGTAACCGAACTTGCTCTCCAACAGGAAGATGCTCCCCTGCGTAGTCTCCGCACACTTGTCGTACAAGCCCTGCTCACTGATGAACTTCAGTTCGTCATCAAGGTTCAAAAGCTCTATCTCTTCCTGCGTACGGTCCTTGTCACGCTTTCCACGTATCAAGCCTATACGCGTCTTTATGTCGTGTACACCAAATCCATGAGGCTTCAAATACTTGTCCATCCTCACAGAATAGGGATTGCTAGAACTATCCACGTTCTCGTACGCACTACGCCAAAGCTCTATCATCTCCGACGTAGGAACATACCTTCTAGGCTGTACTACTCCCATATTTCCTCCGAAATAAAAAATGCCATGGGTCCCCTTTACGGGACTCCTATGCCCCTTAATTGTACAGGGTAGGGAAGTGGAGGGGTAGGGGGTCTATATGGGTAGATTGGTCGGGAAACTCGCTGCGTGGGGGGTATATAGTGTCTTTTTTACACCCGCCAAGCCCGATTTC